ATTCCATTCGTCAATCTGCCAGTAACAAGGATAACATTTGTTAGTACTTAAGTTAACGTTTTCAGGGTACCCGTAATATTTTTCTGGGCTAGGCCCAAATATTACTACACTTGGCCGCTTGCCCCAATGCCTAATATGGGTAGGACCGCTATCATTACCAACATAATAATCGGCGTGAACGGCCCAGGACACCATTTCTTCTAATTTAGTTTTTCCGATAAGATTTATATCCGATCTAAGCGGTACCGAACCCGTTTCTCCAATTTGCACTATCGTTATTTCCGGGTGATTAATTTTAAAGCTTCTTAAAAAACTGTCCCAATTATTTAAATCCCAGCACTTCGTAGCCCGCGCTATTTTATGCCATGCCGCAAAACCATCATTAATTAACAGGCATTTTTCGGGCATATCATCCGGACGCTTACATTTATACTCGAAATCTCTAGGCGTAAGCCCCGTTTGATGAAAAATAAAATCATAGCGTTTAGAACCCGCGTCAATAGCCGCCTGTGAAAACATGGGCGCGGTACGTGGGAATGCCGCAAAAAATTGGCCATACATTTTAAGATACTTCAGATAGTTTTGAAACATAACCGACATCTGAGGGGACATGGTTAACTTGCTTTCATTTAATTTGAAAACTAGCATGTCTGTTGCAATAAGCGCATAATCCATTGTCGGAAAGTCTGTAGTAAATTGTGGATATGTTTTTACTTCGGCCCAGGGGCAACAAAGCTGTAAAAATTTAGGATGTCTTGAATATAAATTAATTGTTTGATCTTTTTCAATTGCTTCTTTAAACGCCTCGACCCAGGGGGCAGTAATAGCATTATCACCAATGCCACCTTCGATACATAAATTAATCGGTTTTTTAACCGCTGTTTTTGCATCTATGTAATCGAAATGCGCGTCCATTGGGATAGCCCTATTAATGTTACATTTTTGACATTATGCCTTGTGAATAACGCCTTTGTCAAATATTGTTGTGCGACGTTTTATTAAATCGTCGAGACTATACCTAACCGCGTCAATACAGTTATGAGCGCATACCCCGCTATCTAATAGAAAACTTTCCGTATCTTCGACATGTAAGTTATAAACGTCTTGTATTGTATATTCAGAAACGCTTATGACCACAACTTCGCGAGCATGTTTTCGTACCTGAATATTTATTAGCTCTAAAAATTTTACCACATACATAGCACTTTTTATTGATGTCGTCAAAACCTTGTGCGCGCCGCCAAGCCGATTTACAAGCGTTAGTGCAAAATTTCGGCTGTTGTATTGTACAATGCTCAAATATCTGGCCACACTGTGCACACTTCGATTTTCTAATTTTTCTATCGGCCCATTGCTCTTTTGCATGGGTACTGTGCCATGCGGCTCCGGCTTTGCTACCATGCCAAATACAAGCCGCTTTAATGGCTTTACGCATGTTTTCCCTAACAATTGGTAAACGTTTATTATACTCTTTTTTCCAGTGCATTTTTTGATGATCGGTGCCCAAACATAATTCAAGATTTTCGATTTTATTATTCGACCTATCATTATCAATGTGATGTATATGGTATTTAGTATTCGTTTCCCCGTTATGAAATTCATATACTGCTCGGTGCATTCTTTTACTTGTCGAGCTATTGAGGTAGTACCCTGTTTTTTCATCGCGTGTATATTTTCGGCCATTAAAAAATTGAAATTTGGGAGTATGTCCCCCACAACTAACGCTTTCCATTTATACGCACCTTTACTATCCAAAGTTATAAACAAATGATCTTTAGTGCATACCACCTGGCGTCCATCATTAAAAGTTATTTTTACAGTTTTGACTTCCTTTTGTGTGACCCCCATATTGGTAAATCTGTGTAATTTCCCATCGTGCGCAAATACAAAACCGGCTTCAGGTAATTTCGCAATTTCAATTAATCCGCTATCTGTTTGAATTAAAGTATTACCCGCCAAACAATGGTTATGTTTGTCTACTGGTATCGGTAAAACCTCATCGGTTAATTTATCCGTTTTATACGCATACGACCCAAATTCAAAAATAGTATTTTTGCAACGTGGGTGAATTATTACTTTATTAAATGACTTTATAAACTCAATCCCTTCCGCTACCGATTCGGGCCATTTGCTAGCGGCTTCAATTCTAAAATTTCCGTTTTCTGGAAGTTGTAAAAATGCAATTGTTTCCGGGCGTGAATTATCACCTTTGATTTTATATTTATGTACCAAAGGTATTTGTCTATATACTGCGGGTAAATGTCTAAGTTCAATTCCATGCCCGTAAGCTTCATAGTCAATATATAAATTACCATCTCTTATGAAATCTCTAACAAGTGTGGCCGGGTCCGGGCCAAAACCAAAGTCAGCGCCAAAGCGGAAATTCTCGACCCCTTCGCTTGAAAAATCTTCGACTACAAACTTGCCTTTAAATATTTGTGCATCCGAAATAGTGCGCGGGTTACCTTCCCATATCCATAAATATTTTTCAAAGTCAGTAGCTTTGCAATGTTCCATTTCAAGGCGCAAAACTTCGGGGAAATGGGGTGCATCTTTATAATTCACCTTTTGAACCATTGCATCGGGCGGCTGGTTAGCGATAAATTTTTGATAAATCGGGTCATGAATAAACTGCGGGTTAAATGTAAAATATAGCCGGCTTCCCTTTTCACGTATTGTTGGGATTAAAATATCTAAAGATCTTTGACTTATACGCTCGGCCTCTTCGACCCATACGTCGGTTATGCCTTCAGTTGATTTAATGCCGTCTATACCCTTGGCTAGCCCTTTAAAAATAAACTCTGAGCCTGTTTGGTTTGTTATATAGCTTTCGCGCACTGTAAATAAAGATGAAAGCCCGAGGTTAAATATTTGGTCTTCAAGTAAATGGTGTACTGATTCTTGTATTGAGTTTTGAAATTCCCGAGTACAAAGTATTCTGCTACGCTTGGCTAGTGATTTTGCGATAAGGTAACGCGCTACGGTCCACGATTTTTCCGAGCCTCGGCCCCCATAGTAAACGGTATACCGCCAAGGCTTGATTATCTCTTTAAATATTTCAGGTACGTTAATATTAATTATCGGGCGGTCCATTATTTATCCGTTGCATTAAAATTAACGATTGGTAATTGTTCCCCACCTTGCGACATATCTGGCATTCTGAAGCCTATATTTTCCGAGCTTAGCCCCAAAGCCAATCTTTGCATTTTTTGTAAATCGACCATAGCCGCCGCAATTTGCCGTACCGACTGCGCCCCAAATATCGCTAGCGCCTCATTGCCTTCAGCACTAATTTGATCGGCGCGAACCAACATGTTGACAATATAGCGCCTAAGCTTCTCGGCTGTTCGCCAATCGGCGAGAGCCTGGCTTTCACGCCAACGTACTATTTTTGCGGTTAATGTTTCCCTTGTTTCTTGCGGGCTATATTTAGGTACGTAGCCATCTTCCGGCTCTAACACTTCAACACTCGGGAGACTTTTAAATTTACGCTTAAATGGTGTCAACAATATATCCCCATGTTGTACACAGCCTGTGGGTTTAGATTTTGCCGTATTTTTCCATTCAATGGGACAATCGGGATCGGCTATAATTTTATCTTTTAATTCAGCGGTCCACGTTTGCAAGACATTAGTGATACCAATATCGCCGTCAACTCCAAGGCCAATTGCAAAATCATGAATATGAAGCCCGGTCATAGCCCAGAATTCGAAAAGAATATTAAAATCAATTTCGTTTTTATGTAACATATTCGTATTTATATCAGAAATCTTTAATTGAAGGCGAGCTTAAATTAATTCCCTTGGCTTTGGCTTCCCCGATTAGGCGTATGAAATCGCTAAAATAAAGCACGCAAACGGGCGGGGTACTGTCTCCCTTGGTTATCAGCATTGGAACGCTTCCGGGGCTAGGTTTGACTTCTTTAATGCAAGATATCGGCGCGTAGTCTTTAAAACATTTACATTGAATTCTAAAAGGCTCGCAATTATCTAGGTCATAGCCCAAGCAATCTTGCACTTGCATTTCTAAATGGCGTTTCGCGCCAAGCCAACCGGCTAAACGAAAAGCCGATGCGATTTCGCGCTCGAAATTATGTCCCTTGGCTCTAGCTGATTTACCATTCATAATTTTTCTTTGATAGCACGTACTGCATTTTCAAGCGAGCGAATTTTTGTAAACGCATGGTTAATGTCTTTATATAATTTACGGACCCAAGCCATGGCCGCAAGTAACGCAATTACTGCTACGCCGGCTATTACCTGTTCAACTATATTTTGGTAATTCATAATTCATAATTCCCCGTTACAAATAATTCGCGCTCTTTGCGCCGGCGGTCATAAAGCCCTTGCACTAATTTATGATTCACGTAGCTCCAACGTTTAAACTCTTCGGCGGCCTTCGGGAAATCACCCGCATTAAGATACTTTACCAGTGTTGAATATTTAAAAGCAAACGGTCCTATATTAAACGCAAGACACATAAGCGCGTCAAACTCATGTTGCAAAAGATCAGATTTAACTGCGTTACTTATGCAATTTTCAAAACGAATTAAATCTTGGGCTAAGAATTGATCGGCCTCGACTCGCGTGATAATTTGCCCCGCTGTAACGTTTTCAGTGTGGCCAGTTCCAATCGTAAGCACACCGCCCGTATCGCGGTAAGATTGAAGTTTACAGCCTTCTAATTGCTTTAAAAAGCCGAGACCTTTATCACTTATCTTCATGGGGCTATTTTACCTTGACACGCGGTATGGAAGCAAGTAACCTGAAAACTCCTAGTAAAGTTTTCGCTAAAGTTTTCTGCAAATGTACCGATGATACAAGGCTCTTCAAGTAGCGAAAACATGACACCGAAAATGAAAACCGTGACAGCGCTCTGGAAGGGGGCCGGCAGTGCATTTTCATGTCAAGTACTGACAGCATTTATCCCAATATTTTACACGCGTTATGAATTAAACTTACATAAAATAGTAACCCGCAGTAGGTATTGTTCAACTCGCTAGGAAAAAACATTTCAACACTAGCCAATTCTTGACATACACCTATGTCACTAATTACAACATATTTATTTTTTTTCTATAGACAATACAATACTAAGTAGGTCTATAGTATTATTTATATATATTTAAATTATAAAATACTAAAAATATTGGGATAA